AACATTAGTTGTGGAGCAGTTGATTGAAGGTAGCGGTGCTAGAACTTCAGCCAAGTCGCGGGCTGCAACATCCACAAAGTTAGCAACCATGGCATGAGGCATGTCTGTAGGGAACATGTCAGGAAATACCTGAGCCATCTGTCCCTTACGGACTGCAAGGATGCTAGCCATTTTGCCGTCACGCTCTACAGCGCGATGCTTCATAGCGTCTACACGCCGTGCAATCGTCTTGATGTCTGCCATTGTTATCCTATTCGTATTCGCCGAATTCATAATCGTTTACATTTACCATGTAACGAGTAGCCTCTTGGCGAGGTGTTGCCCACTTGTTTGGGATGTGACTTTGAGTAATTCTTGTAGTGCCGATGACTTCACGTGCGCGTAGTTCACAGAACCAGAGCGCCATTACGCAGTCTGTCTTGCCTTTAGTGTCAGGCTTCCAGGTAATCAACTGCTGGATAAGAGCCTTCACGCCTTCTGAACCATCCTGTGAGGGAAGTTCCATCAGGTTATCATGATTGAATGTAGTGCCACGCATAGTCCCAAAGAGACCTGAGATAGCAGCCACACCGAATGATGTGTCCCATTTGTTCTTACCAGTAAACTGGCTTGAGAATTTTACACCCATAGAGGCTAGGTAGGTACGAAGTGTCTCATCCAAGGCGTAAGCCTTCTGGTGCGCGTTAATCTCAATACGCAGTTCATGAGGACGATACTTCTCACACCACGACTCAATAAGATTTTGAATCTTCTGAGGAGTAGGGTCTTGCATGTTCTCTACATCTAAAATATATCTCTTGCGGGTCTGACGGTCAACAGTCATGATTACCGCCGCAGTGTTGCCGCTCATCGCTGGGTCAAGACCCATGATGGTGTACCACTGACCCTGCTCAGCAGGATGTCCTGGTGTGCCTGGCTTTAGTTTGCCACGCTTGCGCATCCTGTTGACTGAACCTTGTACACACGCAGGCGGAAAGATGGAGTCTTCTTGGACGTCTTGCTGCTGATAAACCAATGCCCACGCACTCGGGGAAACCTCAGAGCGCCGCCTAAACAGCGCGGGCCCATTCCATTTAGGATAAAGACCGTTCTCATCAGGAAGGATACCCTCATCGGAACCTTCCCAAGGAAGATTGGACTTGGGCCACAATGTAATCCATTTTTCTGGGTCATCGTCATACTCCAATACTGCAGGCATCGACATGTATGTAAAAGGAGTCTTGCCACCAGTCCAGTGGTCAGGATTCCTAATCTCACGGTATAGGTCGTTGGAGGCAATACGCGTTCCAACAATCAGCAACTTACCAGAGTCACCCAGACGGGTAACTACGTCTCTCTGGAGCCAGAGGAGTTGCTTTTCCCATTCATGCGCGTTTGAAGTCGTAACAACGTCATCCAAGATGATGAGGTTGGAACGGGCGCCAGTAATCTGCCCACCAACTCCCAGCGCTTGCACCGTCGGGTCCTTCTCGGTAGAATCACGAGAAAGGTAAATCCTATCAGCCTTCCAAGTATCCGCATCTTCTTTCCATCCCCCAGCCGAGCCGTAGACGGCTTGCATCTTAGCCCAGCGTTCATGGGAGAGGCGCTGCTTGATGGAGTAGAGATACTCCTTAGCGCGCTCCTGAGTCTTAGAGACGATGGTAATCTTAATGTTCGGGTCCATGGCAATACGGTAGACACAGTAGTTGACTGTGATGACCGTCGACTTGGCATGCTCAGGCGGGACGTTGACTAGCAAACGCTTTGGGCTGGCAGGCTCGTAGACCATTGAAGAGTGAATGTAACTTGGCTCACGTCCCTCAAGGATGTCAATCCAAGAACGGTGGTGAGGAAATATTGGGCTGTCGAGGAACTCGGCTGAGAACTGCTCGAAGCCAATCTTGTACTTAGCATCACCCGTCACGATACTCAGGGTTTTCTCACCCTCGGTACGTGCCTTCTCAAGTTCTTTCATAAAGGCGGCGTCTTGGCGCCAGACCTTCATCACATCAGGCTTGCGGTCAGCACGAGCAATAGCATCATCCAGGCTGAGTCCCTGCTTGATGAACTCAATCACCTTAGACTTTGCCTCTCTCAAGGCTATCACATTGTGATGTTCTTTACCTTTGCCCGCTGCCATAACTCCCCTTATAAAAACCCTATATCAATCAGGTTATAAAATCCCCTTTATCGCTCGGCTTGCCTTAGCAAGCCTCGCTAACCCCTGGGTTCGTGGATGGCAATAAGCCATCCCCTCACACGAGATAGACTCACTATGTTGTATTCGTTCGTCTATATAGTATAACCCGTTCAAAAGCAAAAAGCGAACGGTGTGATATTAAAAATGTGACCAAGGTCACTACTATATGGGGTAAATACGGACATTCCGACACTGAGCATCCCGTAAATACTGGAAAAATATTTTGATGCGATAGTGTATATATAACCCGGGACGGGTTTTAAAGCACTGGGGTCGGCTCTGCCGACTCGATGCTTTCTGGCGCGAGATGGGCGCCGAGTGCAACGAGGCACTATCGCGCCTTTGGGGGTCCGGGGGTTTCCCCCGGCGCCGTTTAATATCGAACAGTTGTTCGAATAACGGGGGGAGCGTGTTGCGCGACTGTCTGCCGACGCTTCGCGGTGCATTGGGCATCGGTGAAAGTGAAGCAGAATAAGACCACGCAATTCGCCGAGGGTAGCGAGTCGGACTTCGCTGCTTGTCCGTAGCAAGGCGAAGGATAAGCTGCGAGGACTCGAGCGCTTTGCCCTCTCGAATTCGTGATCTGATTCTGTGGGAACTGGCTCGGACTGCTTCGGTCTTGGGTTGGTGCTTGGTTTGTGTTGGGAGCATAGCCATAGCCCTAGCCCTAGCCCTGTGCCGAGGGTGCTTGACTATCTTCTGAAAACTGTCATACTTGGTGCATGGCTCGGAACTCGTCTGGGTCATAAATAACTCGTACGGATTCCGTACAGGAAGCAAGGTTCAAAATGTCAAAGTCAAAAAATGGTGAGGTCACTTCTTCACTAGATGTTGCTTCACCTGTTCTCGTTGCAAGTGGCAAGGCTCTTATCGGTAAAGGCACTGAACTCGAGTCTGCTTGGTTTAAGGATTCAACCAACCTTCTAATCGGTAAGCAGATTTCAGTTCGTGGCGTTCAACTTTCAATGCAAGGTGCGTTGAAGGGTTTCGGTGAAGATGTGAAGTTCCCTTCACTTACTGAAACCATGGTTCAGTATTTCGTGCAGGCTCGCTCTCTTATGGAACTCGACGGATGGAAGGGTTCACCTGTTGAGGCGATTCGTATCGTGCAAAGTGGCAAGCGTTCAAGCGCTTACAAGGACTCGAAAGAGTTTGACGGCGCTCTAGCAACTGCGAAAACTGCAAAGGCAATCGTTACCAAAGCAAAGCAACCAAAGCGCGCCAGCAAGGTTGCGCCAAAGGTCGAGGGTGCAGTCGTTACAACTCTCGAGGGTGAGAAGGTTCAGACTTTCTCCGAGGCGATTATCGAGTTCAAGAAAGTCGCGCTTTCTCGCACCTCCCACCTCATCACCCCGCAAGCCATGGCGGATGCTCGCTTCATCATTGCGCTTATCAATAAGCAGATTAAGGCGCAAGAAAGTGCAGACGCAAAGCAACTCGAGGCTGTCGCTTAGCCTCTAGGCTCACCAAGCCCTCTCGACCCGCTTAGGCGGGTTGGGGGGGCTTTTTGCTGTACGGATTCCGTACACGCCACGACCCGCGCCACGCGCCCGCGCCAAAAATCGCGCCCAAAAAACGCGCCAAGTTTGTGTCGGAGAGTTTGTGTTGGCAATGGTTTGTGTTGAGGGTTTGTGTTGGTCGGGAGATAGCCGTCGGCGTTGTTGTCCAGATACAGCCGTCGGCGGGGTGCTTGACATATTACTGGAAAGGAGGATAATAGGTTCTGCAAGTCGGGATAACTCTGTCTCGATTAGCAAGTGTACGGATTCCGTACACCTAACGAAAGGAACGATATGTACCTAACCACAGGCGACATACTGGCGGTAATCATTGCGCTAGTTGTATCTGTAACTCTAGTAATCACCACATGTCTAGCCAACGCTAGACTGCAACGCCAGATTGACCGACTACGCACCCAGCGTTGGGAAATCACCAAAGAGTACGAATCCATCATCTCTGACTTGGAGCAAAAGTAATCATGTCCAAAGACTTCACTAGACAACGCGTGGCTGCCCAACGCTACGCGTTCAAGTTCCTAGCCAATAAGTACCATGAAGAATACCGCGAACTCTATCGCGCTTATCTTGTTAATCGTGGTATCTCAACTCGGTCTATCGACCCAATGGTAGATGAACGCCAACTACTCACAGAATCAGGAGATAAGTAACCATGCCTGACCTCAACCGTACGGATTCCGTACAGTCCGATATTGGCTTCGGCTATATCGGAATCCAACTATGCGAAGCATGCTCCAGCCCGAAACATGTGTTCGTTGCATCCCATCGCCCTAATGTAAGCATCCAATGTGTTGAGTGTTGGAGTAGTCACTTCTACTTCAGCGATACTACTCAGGTGCTTATCCCTACATCTGAAATATATCCAATCCTCATTGACCCAACCATCGCGCTATGCGCTGGCTGTGTCTCACCTCTATTGCCTAATGAGACAGGCATATGGGGTACTACAACTGCACTACTCAAGGACTTAACCGAGGTTGAGGTTCATGCAAGGTGCGTACATGACGAGACATGCGAGACTTGTGATACCAAGTTCGCAAGCCCTCATCGCAGGAGTTATCGAACACTCCGTAACCGTACGGATTCCGTACAGGTAATTGAATCAAGTCGATTCACTTACTTCGTTAGAGTTGAAGGGAGTCATTACTGTGAATCTTGTGCAAGCACCTATATGGAAGACAACGGTGGCGAGGACAACTACATCATGTGCGATGCATGTGAAGATAATGTCCACATCTACAACACAGGTTGGTATGCGGGAACTCGTTACTGTGAAAACTGTATCGAGAACCATGTCTTCTCCTGTGACTTCTGTAACGAAGACCGTTGGGAAGATGACGACCATGACTGTGAGGAGTCGTCTGACGATGACAACGATAGTTCGCTCATCCACTCATACTCGTACCGACCTAGCCCCTTCTTCTTTGGAGAGGGCAAGTATCACTTCGGCTTTGAGTTAGAGGTCGAGGCTCGTGGTAATGGTCGTTATGACGGAGCGCAACTCGTTCAGAATACGCTGGGCGGTCATGCCTATCTTAAAGAAGATGCCTCTCTCAATGAGGGCTTCGAGATAGTCACCCATCCACACACCCTTGAGAAGTATCACACCGACTTCAACTGGAGCGTGTTAGATAAACTCAAGAGCCAAGGCTATCGGTCATGGAACACCACTACCTGTGGCATCCATGTCCATGTATCGCGTACCGCTTTCGGTAATGGCGACCCATGGGATTTTAAAGTACCTAATAGCAAGCGCTCACAGTTGCTTCTGCAACGCCAGTCTCACGAACTTAGGTTCATGAAACTTATCTATGACAACCAACGCCAAGTGGAACGCATATCGGGTCGTTCAAGTGACCGCTATGCAAGTTTCCAAGATAAGGGACAACTCTTGCGTAAGGTTAAGAATGGATACCAAGAGAATGGAAGATTCTCTGCTATCAACACCGAGAACGATGCCACCATTGAGGTGCGTGTGTTCAAGGGTTCACTACGCAAGGAGAGAGTTCTCTCTGCTATTGAATTCGTACATGCCTCTGTGGAATACACACGAGACATGAAAGTAACGAGCAAGAATCGTGCCCTGTCATGGCTCAAGTTCACAGGATATGTCGCTACCAATGCGGAACTATATCCCAACCTAGTAACAATCATGAGCGAATCGTTCGCCAATGATTCATCCGTTTCGGATGACGAATAAGTGTACGGATTCCGTACAGAAGGAGTAAGCCCATGTGTATGTTATGCGTAGTTCCACCCAATGTAATTCCGTCAAGAGAGAAGTTAGAAAACTCTGCTCTCAATAATCCACACGGATTCGGGTTTGCTATTGTTATCCCAAGCGAGAAGCGTATCCACGCTGAACGCACAATGAACGCCGATACATCTATCAACCGATTCCTACAGATGCGAGCCTTGCATCCTGAAGGTTACGCTATGTGGCATGCACGACTTGCCACTCATGGCACTACAACTGTAGACAACTGCCATCCATTCCGAGTAGGTGGAGATAGAAAGACCTATCTCGCTCACAATGGAATCCTGCCTATCGTTGAACCTACTGGCGATACTCGTAGCGATACGCGTATCTTTGCAGAGGATTTGTTACCTGCCATTGGTGGCGTAGCCTCATTGGATAATCCACAAGTGCAGAATCTAATCGAGGACTTTACTTCAGGGTCTAAGGTCTGCGTACTTACTGTGCATCCCGATGCTAAGTTCCAATGCTACCTATTCCATGAGGAGAAGGGCTGGCGAGATGATTCTAATGTATGGTGGTCTAATGATTCATGCCACTTATCCGTACCGTACTCATACAAGCCTTACGATAGTAAGTGGTACTCTACAAGCCCACTCGACTTTGTAAGTAAGCATGAAGGTATCTTCTATGAGTGCCAAGTATGTGAACTCGTTGTCGATGAAGAAGAACTCTTTGAGAGTGGTCTAGGTAACGACTACTGCCCTCAATGCGGTTCATGCTACGAGTGCAACGCTTACATGACTGACGACCTTTGCTATAAAGGCAATAGCGCCGATGCTAAGTGGTGGAATAAATCAGGTGGGGGGTGGGGCTGGTGAACCGCGAAGATATTGCGCGAGCAATAGTTAATGCTGGACTCACTTACTCCATTGAACAAGAACCTGTGTTCATGCGAGAGCGCACACTCAATGAAGTTCTCGATGCTGTAATGGCAACGATAGAATCGGAGAGTCATGAGCAAGAAGCATAAGCCAGTACCGCCGACACCGTACTACTACGGCAAACGCGCAGAACTATTCCTGCATGACGCTCAAGTAGCGTTAATGCGGGGAGATAGTACCAACCACGCACGACTAATGCTCCGAGCCACGGAGTATCAGGAACTAGCGGGTCAACTCCCGTTAGAGAAAGAAGACAATGAATAAATATAAAGAAGCAATATGCTGTAAGTGTATGGGTGCAATCCTTGTACCTGAACACGAGAGCGATGACTTCTACTGCAACACTTGTGCATGGGCTAAAGTCGGTGGTGTACGGATTCCGTACACTTCCGATGGAGGCTCATCATGAGTACGAGTGAAGATAACCCGAACTTCTCTACCTATGGAGACTGCTCCAATAAGCAATACGACCCAGAGTGGTGGTTTCCTATAGAGAAGGCAGGTCGCGTAAGTTGGTCTCGTACCTACGAGGCTAACGCTGCGCGAACTATCTGTAAGTCATGTCCTATACTTACTGAGTGCACGGCTTATGCCTTGCGCTATCATGGTCTCACTGGAATCTGGGGAGGCATGGACAGACATGAAAGGCGTGATATGCAGATAGCACTCGATATAACACCGAAGTCATGGGAGTTAACTTACTCCTACGATGGAGGTAAATAATGAGCCAAGATGATTATGACCACTTCGTAGGGAGTGTCTCAGAGCAACTTGTGCTCATGCTGTGGACTTCACTTGCAACTGTAAGTGCGGTCTGTTTAATCCTATTCATAGCACTATAACTGTACGGATTCCGTACACCCGACTAGAAAGAAAATATATGCCAAAATACAATATCGAAGTAGAACTGATTGGTAATGACGGCAACGCATTTGCTGTCATGGCACAAGTGACAAGAGCACTACGCAATGCTGGCGCTACTCCTGAGGAGTTAGCACAGTATCAACAAGAGTCAATGAGTGGGGATTATGACAATCTCCTGCGCGTTGCTATGGAGTGGGTCGATGTGGCATGAGTGAACCTCAAGCCGATGACCCTATTGCAAGGAGTCGCACCCATTTCAAGATTATGGATATGGAGTGCGGTGACTGCATGAATATACAAGAGGTAGAGGTGCAAGAGGAATACTCGCATCAAACTACTACATGGTACGCAGAATGGAATTGTTCAGGCTGTGGACTAGATAGGGAGCAAGAAGGTTGGTACAGCGATGCCGACCTTTAGCATAACTGTCGAACAAGAAACTGATATAGAACCGTTATCAGAAGAAGATATCAAGGACTATATTATCGGTGTGATAGAAGCGCATAATGTGTTAATGGTTACTAACATAGTACGCGACTACTGACTGTACGGATTCCGTACAGTAGCCCCTCATCCTTAACTGGGTGGGGGGCTTTGTCATGCCTATTTTTTGTAGTGTCCAGTGCCTGTCTTATGCTGGCAAGGACAACCCTTGCACTGGTCATGCAGACCGATGGAGATGTATGTCTCGCCCATCTGATTAGCCACGCCACCTGCGGTACACTTATCGCATATCATCTTTGAAGTCCTTTGCCATGAGAATTGTTACGCCAACCATTATCAAGGTTAGGCATACAGCAACAGTAATAAAACAGATATTAAGTATGAGACTATACATTAGGTGTGTGTCCTTTTTCTTTTGCCACATCAAACGGTAACTTTTTACCCTGAGGTAGTGGACCTTTCTTTTTCTCTCGCACCCTGCGTTCAGCGCGATTACTGCCCATGGCTGGGTCGGGAAAAGTTTGTGTTGGATAGACATTGGCGTTATTTTCTTCTGGCTCTTTGAAGTCAGGAGAGAAGATGGCAGCACTCTGAACAAGGTCAATGTACTGGTGGAACAAGTCGATGAATATGTACACCTGACTGATGAGATTGCCAGACATCAGTGCTACATCGGTGAGAAGTTTAATATCCTCCTCGGCAAGCACATCATTCCATACGTTACTCTGTACCTTCGTCTGGAAGTTCTGATACGTCTCCATCACTTCGTCTATCTTCATTATCCTGCTCATTGACTTGCTCCTCTGTATAGTCCCGTTCCTTACGTGGTCGTTGCCCACCAAGGAAGTTAAGTAGATTGTTGACTGCACGATTGACACGCATACGCGCAGCATCCTCAGTCACTGACAATTCCTTAGCCAAAGTAACATTATCACATCCATCACCGAAGCGCAGATAGATAATACTTAACTGTTCATGGGTTAAACGGACCAATGCCCGTTCAATGTCAGCCATCATAGCAAACCAGTTACCACCCTCAGAGGCAACTTTCTTGCTATTGGTAAATCCTAAATCCGTCATAGCAGGTGCAGACTTATCCTTACGCAACACTGCTGGTAGCAATACTTCCACAACCTCACGGTCATAGTAATAGTTATCTTCAACCTTGTAACCTACAGCACGAGCCTTTTCCTTCTGACAATAATCCTTAGCAGCATTACGAAGAGACCTAGCAATCAGTTTGATACACTGCTTACCTTCTAACTCTTCCCATGTCTTAACCTTGTTAGGATGCTCAAGAAACCATAGCCATAGTTCCTGACGAATATCATCGGCATCACACATGTGATACTTACGAGAATACTCGTAGGCTATAGCACCAACAACGCCAGCATATGTTTCAGTAACTACCACTTAAAAGTTTTCCCATCAACAGTGAATGACTGATTGATGATAGGTACTATCTGCGGGGTTACATTCTTACCATCGATGTGCAAGATACCAAAGCCTTGTTGCCATGTGAATAGCCCTGCCTTGATATACTTTGCATTACGGTAATCCATAAGATTACCAAGTTCCATGCCCCAGATAGTCTTAGGCTTACCACCACGGTATGTCTGGGTCTGATGTGTCAAGCCCATGCGGTGCGTGTGACCACACACTACGGACATGCCTGAGCGCTTCGCTAAGCCCAATGCAGTAGCGCCAGCCGTAGGCTGTACGTTTCCTTCATCGCCGTGCATAAGCAACCAGCCAGGGGCTAGTTCGTATGGGTCAGTATGATATTTAATCTCGAGTTCATCGAGACCAAGAAAGTTTTCTAACTGCAACTCAGGCAAGCCAAGAAGTCCTGGCGCTCTCATAGCAACAGTGTTAAATAAGCGGTCAGTATGGTTACTACGCACCATGTGCTCAATCGTTAAGTCATACAGCACACTGCGTGTAAGGTCACGGTCACGACCAATAGAGCGTTCATACTCTAGTTCAGTACCCTTTGACCACTTACTGATTGTCTGCATATCCATCTCGTCTCCACAAGAGACGACTGTCTCAGGTTGATACCATTGGATAAACTTAGCCACTGCCTTCGTGGCTTCTACATCGTGATATGGAACCTGCAAGTCGGATATACAAACTATGTTTTTCATGGCTTCTTCTTTGTCGTTTTCTTAGCGCGTCGCTTGTTCTCAATACCGACATTCTTCTTCTTACTAATGACACGAAGATTAGAAATACGGTCATCGCCTGCGCGACCCTTGTTATTCTTATGGTCTACTTCTGAACCCTTTGGTAAGGTTTTTCCTGTGGCTTTTTCATAATCCACGCGAGCCTTATTGCTAGAAGTAGTAACGGTAGTACCATCTTTTTTCTTACGCTTGAAGACATAGATTGGTCTCCCACCATTTTGTTTGCTGCCTTTATACGGTCCAAATATTTTCATTCTGTGGGCCATTTACCTTTCAGTACGAGTATGGAAATGATAGCATAGTTTGCTAAATCTCTAAAGGAATCCTCGAGGGATTCGTGTGCGGGTGTGTCGTGGCGATTGCTGTCTAGCAGATGATTGATGCGAGCCATCTTGTCATGCATACGAACACGCAGACCATTGATAGCACCGCCAGGGGCTAATGAAATATTAGTTGGACCATAGTCATGATGCTTAGATAACAGGAGAGTATTCAGTTCATCGGATACTGTCCAGACATCTAACTCTAGTTGAGAAGGTTCATAGTCGTCTCTATCAGATACATTAAAACCATTGTACAGCACTGCTTTTACAGCACCCATCTCATTCTTGTCCATTCTCTCGTAACATCCTTTCGATGTTTTTAATTCCTGCGTCTGCTTCTTCTGCCACCACTGACTCCTCAATGAAGTCATCTAGTTCATCACTAGAGGCGTTGACAAAAAGGAATGCTGTATCTTGTACCACTTGGTAGGCTTCTTCTAAGTCACCATGGTCTATCATGTCGGATAGAACCTGTAGGAACTGAAATAAATTAAATGAGTATTTAGGTGTGACTCTTACATCCCATGTGAACTCAACGCCTACATGGTCTAGAAAGTCAAACAAGTCGGTGGTCTTGTAGTCGCAGTCTACGGTCTCGCAGTTGACTACGCCATCTTTATCAGGAAACAACATCTACAACACTTCCAATCTTCTGTTGGAAATATTCTACACCATATTTTAAATACATGCTGTTCACATCGTCACCATCAGGCATCTGTACTACGACTAGGTTTCCTAGTTCTTTAGCAAGATGCTTAGCAAAGTCAGTGCCAGCACTGTCGCCGTCAGCAAAGAGAAATACTTTATCAAAGTCGGCAAGGAGACGCGTGTAGTGCTTCTTCCAGTTGTTGACTCCTGGGACACCCACCGCAGGTATGCCACAAGCAGTATCGAGTGTAATCGTGTCGATTTCACCCTCACAGATAGATATATATGAGGAGGCTTTGAAGAACGCACCAACGTTATAGAGATGGGTAGTCGCACCCGTAAGCCCCATATACTTCGGCTCCGATAAATCCATGGAACGGAATCTAAGGTCAACCACCCCTGAACGCGTGATGTACGGAATCGCAAGTCTGTTGACATAGTTCTCATGCCCCGTCAGTGGCTCTAGAACGACGCCCAATCGAGCGCGTGTTGCCTGCTCGAGAGTTATTCCCCGTTCTGCGAGATAGTCCTCCGCCTCGTGTAGAGCGCTGTGGTAGAACTTTGCCGCTTTGGTTAAAGATTCTCTCTGCGATATTGATTGCTTCACGGAATTCGACTCCTTCTTTCTGCATAATTATAGCATAACC